GTTTGTTCTATTTCTTTTCTAAAATTACCACCACCTGAAATATGTAAACTATATTCATCACAAGCAGTGTTCATTTTTACTTCATCATATATTTGATCAAATGTTTTTCTTACATCTAAATTATCCTTTATTGATTTGTTACAAGCTCTATATACCAATACATCACCATCAACAATACCAATTATTTTATTAGTGGGTTTCATACCAATTATTCCCTTCTTTAGCATCACCTGCCATTTGAATATTTAAATCTAATTCTTTAGTAATAAAATCACCAAATGAATAAGATAATATTTCTTTAACTCTTTTTATATTTTCTGGTACAGTTTGAACTTGAACTTCATCATGAATTAACCCAAGCATATCAACATTTAAATTTTCTTCTTTAAACATTTTAAAAGCATTAACAACAGCTGATTTAACTGTAATTGCTTCATATGCTTGTAATAAATAATTTAACAATTTAAATGAAGATTCAGCATATATTTTTCTTCCATCTAATGCTGGAATAAAACCCATACCATCTTTATTTTGTGTTGTATAAAAAAATTTATTTAATCTATTATTTAATTCTTTTAATCCAGGAAAGGCTACATATAATTTATTTTTAACTTCTCTACCTTTTTCTAAATCTTCAATTCCATTTACCATTTTTCCTAATTTAGCAAAACCGGCACCAAAAATTGTAGCATATAATAGGCTCTTGGCTAATTGTCTAGTAACACCTACAATATCTGCTGTTCTTTGATGTATATCACCATTTAAAACATGTTCATTTATATCTTTATTATTTAAATAATGACATAATGCTCTAATTTGATTACCAGCACTATCACAACCAACCATTACTTTACCATCATCAGCTGTAAATAATTCTCTCATTTCTTTTCCAAAAAATGAATTAACATTAGGAACATTTACAATTTTAGAATGTCTTTGTCTAAATGTTGGTGTACCTACATTAAATGCTTCAACATAAACACGTCCATTATTTTCTTCAGCTAATTCAATCCAGCCTTTCAAAACTGAATGTCTGCTTCTTAAACTATAATAATGTAATATTTCTTTACCTAAATCACCTTCAATAGTATGTATACTATCTTCTGTTATTTTTGGTTCACCTTTTGGTGTAAATTGTGTAGGTTTCCAACCACTATCTAATAACATACCTCTAACTTGTTCCATATTACCAAGATCGGCTTCAATCATTTCATATCTTTGAAATGTATCATTAGGGTTCCATTTATTAGTATCAGTTTGTTTAATTTCTTCACCTAAAAATTGTGATAACATTCTTGCACTAACAGAACTAAATCTACCATCTTGTAAATATTTAGCTGTTTTAGGCTCCTTATCAATAAATACTTTTCTAGGTTTTAAAGTTGGATTAACTTTGTCTTCAATTTTTTTCATTTCAGAAGTTAAATACTCATAATGCTTTTTAGCTAATGGTAAATTAAACTTCCATTTATTTTTAACTTGTTCAGAACATAATTCAGCTATAGCATGTTCAGTTTGTAATGCCTTTTTATAACTAGGTCTATTTGTAATTAATTCATGAGCTTCTTTAACTACATAATTATAAACTTTATGATTTAAATTAACATCTTGAATTGCATAAGTCTTCATTGCTTCTGAATATTTATCAAATTCTTTAAAGTCACCTTTTGCATCACCAAGTATTTTACCAAAATTACCTAATGAATGTTTTCCTTCTCTTCTATAATTATTCATTTGTGATAATAACATTGTATCTATAAATTTAATATTATTAGGTTTCCAATTTAATAATTTGTGTAATACAACATTATCATAACCAATAATATTATGACCAATAATTACTTCACATTTATCTAAATATGGTATCAATTCATTTAACGGTCTGCTATTTGGGTCATAATCACTAAATGTAACTAATTCATTTGTCTCAATATTTTTAGTAACAGCAATCCAAATATTACTTACTGTATCTATTAAACCGTTTGTTTCGATATCATATATTATTTTCATATTTTAATTTATCCTTAAAGTAGTTGTAAGCTTGTGCATAAAGCATTTCTTGTGAACTATCATTTTTAAACACCTTAGAAAATTCAACATTATCTAAGCCATGTTCAGATTCATGTTCATCTCCATTATAACCTGGTCTATGAACACCAACACAAAAACCATATTTGTTAACTAATTCTAATTCATTTTTAAATCTTACATCAGGTATAACAATATTTCTTTTTGAGCTTTTAATATCTCTTTCCAATACTTTTACCCATATATCTTGATGTAATTCATTCCTAAATGCCATACCAATTTTTTGCATAAAATCTCTTGGAGATAAATAAAACCAATCAGGTAATGGTTGTTCTCTAAATATTCTTTCACCACCATCACCAGATAATATAGCTTTATCTATACCAAATGTATAATGTATTAGATCTTTAATTGGTTGTGCAAATGACATTTTTTCAAAACCAAAAGATGTTTGTAATACTTCTGCAATTGAATCTTTTCCAGATCCTTTATATCCTGCAATTCCTATAATCATATTATTCTCCTTCATTATAATAAAAATAACTTTTCTTATCCTTGTTCATACAAGTATGTGCAAATATAGGTCTATTTTTATAGGTATAATAACCCCATATTTCATAATTACCTGGTTTATAATTTGGATTTTCTTTCCAAATAACAGTTTTCATTAATGCATCTTCGCAATAATCACCAGGCTCAACTTTAATATTTAAGTCAATTGAACCACCACTTATAAACCATAATGTTAATATAATTGTTTTCATAATTAATGTACAACTTCAACCTTTTTAATTGTGTATAAATAGTTACAAGGATAATATTTTCTAAAATCTTCATCAATTTTAGCTTCTTCAAATATTAATTCTAAATCCTCTTCATCTAATCCTTTTAAATCTAATACCATACCAATAGTAATAATTAATTCTATTTTATCAGTATCATTATTAATTAAACCAACTTTTTTATTTTCTAATGGTAAATAATATCTTCTAATTTCTGACTTCTTTTCACCAGATTTAATAAGCTTTAACCATTTGCTATCTATATTAAATGTGTGAAATTTCAATAATCCTTCTGCTGACATAATCTCCTATTCTGTAAGGCATAGATTTAGCTGGGCCGTTAAGCCCAGCCAATACATGCAATTAAATTACATCTTTGTCAGTATCAATTGCAGCAAATTCTAATTTATCTGCATTTTGATATTCAACAATATCAGTAATTTGTAAGGCTAACAACTGAGTTGATATACCCTTTTTACCCATATATTCATACGGTTTAAATTTAACTTGAACATTACCTTTTGAACCATTTCCAATAGTACTTGTGTCAAGTATAGGTTGTAGTTGTTTATCTACAACAGGTGGTGGAGCAGTATTATATCTACCATCAGCATCCGCATAAATTTTCTTTTTTAATGCAGCCGTGTAAACAACACCACCATTTTCTTCTGCTGGTTTTACATTTATACCAGCTTTTTTCCAAGCCTCAGCACTAGCTTTATCTGCAGTTTTTACAGTACATGAAAACTGAGGTGACTTTTTATCAAATCCCATATCAGGATTTTTGGGGTCAAGTTTAACCCAACTTAGTTCTACATCATTTAATAACATATTATTTTCTCCTTATTTTTGTCTTCTACCTTGTCTATTATATTTCTTTTGACTTCTTTTCTCATCTTTGTTTTTAGATTTTTTGTGGTTCCTAATCCTTTTCTTTGGCTTTGGACGTTCCACAAATGTTTTGAACTTTCTTGCCATATTGACAGTCTCCATCACACGGACCACAATTTAAACATAAACAATTGCATGTAAATTCATCCGCTTTAGTCATATTTTTACATTCTTCACATTGATAATCATCACGCATTTTATCCTCCTGTTAAATAATTAATCTATTTATAAAGCCAATATATTAGGAGGATATAAAACATATTGGCTATACAAATAGACTAATTAATTAGTTAGTTGATAGATTCTCTGTAAGGTATAGAAATAGGAATATATTCATATAACTATATAAGCTTATAGATAAGTTTTATTTTTAGTTTTTTCTGTAAGACATAGAATTAGAATTTCAAAATCTATACCTTACAGAAGTTTCAAATCAGTCGCAGAAAAAACCAAAATATATCCATTTTCCTAGTGTTTATTTATCTACAAAAAATGTATATAATTATCGGCCTACGTAAATAAGGAAACTAATTGCTATTTATTATAACAAAAGGCTTTTTTATTTGTATATATAGTCTATATTGTTTATATAGGTTATTAGTTAAGGTTCTACTAACAAAAAAACATAAAAAACCACCTGGCTAACGGGAATACCAATAAAATGGGGCTAACCAGGATACCTTCGAAGACGGTATATAGGGATCTAAAAATTCTTATTGGAATATCAACCGAGTAGAAATTCCTGGCCAAGGGTTTACTTTTATCTAATTGGCTAAGTTGATATCAAAACCATCCAATAATCCTAAATAGATCATTTTTAAAATTGATAACCGCTTATTTATAGGCATATTATTTGCTTCTTTAAAATTTAAGCGGTTTTTACTTTTAATTAACAACGGAGGATAACAATATGGCTACTAAATTAGCTAAAAACGGCGACTATATGGAATATATTATAATAAGACCAACATTTGGTTTAAATATAAATCAAATTGCGGATGGTTTATTATTATATCATGATAATCTTAAGTCTTTTAAAACAAGTTATAAAACTTGGAATAAAATAATGAAAAGATTTAATTACATTATTTTAGAAGAAGGTTTATCAAGATTAGATTATGCTGGAGAAAGCATAGATGATTATGATAATAAGCAACCTGAAATGATTGCTTATTTAAAATCTATTAATCCATTAATTGGAACTAAAAAGTAAATTTTTAACCCTTATGGCCTAAAAAACCATGAGGGTTAAGATGTGAAATAACGGAGAATTTTATGCAAATACAAATACAAAATATTCAAAAGGCAAAAGATACTGTTTTAAGCAGTTCATTTTACCCAATGGATGA